TTTATAAACTCCCTAGCTTTATCTTCCATGAGAGATCCCTCTCTCATTTTATCATTTACAGCTTGCGGTTCTCTTAATCCTAGCTTCTCTTCCCATAACATTAAAGGTGTCTTCCAAGGGTTTAATCCCAGAATAACTCCGGTGTCTGTCGCTGTTATCTTTGTTTTTCTTAAGGACAGCCATTCCTGGCTGCCTTGTAATATTGAAATTTCTTTAAATTGTTCCATCAAACTTCCTTGTTTCTAATTCTTTTAATATTGAATTCCTTACAAATGTCGAAATATCTATTCCTAAATGTGCACATGCTATTTTTAATTCTATAATTAAATCTTTAGGTGCTGTTATCCCCATTCTTACGAATGAGGATCTTTCTCCGGGAGGTGGTATTATTATTTTACTCATTATATCTTACCCTTCACATCAGCCATCTCTTTTTCCAATGCCTCTTTTTGGTTTTCCTTATATCTAACTTGCAGCATCTCTTTGATCTTGTTAAAATCCTTAGCTTCAAGTTTGTTTAAACTATCAATTTTATGAGCATCGTTTAGAAACTTGGCAAAGCCGGATTGCGTAGCATCAGAGCAACCTTGGAGTAACTCGCTTAATTCGATAAATTGACTATCGTTTATTTTTTCATTGTCAATGTCAAGCAGCTTTACATCATCAGATTCTGACATTAATTTATCATAAATATCATAGTGTAGTGCAAATGGGTCCTCACTTGTAAATAAAGCATCTAGGTTTACCGGTCTTTCTTTGAAAGCCTTAATAACATCAGGTGACACTTCTTTGTGTGGCACTGGATTAACGGTGTATTCTGTGTCCATCTTTTCACCCTTTTTAATTATCTTTATGTCATACCCAAAAGGAGAACCCCAGTCATTGTCCTTTGTAAGTTGCTCAATAGCATTCCGGATTGTAGCTTGTGTAACTTGATAGATTTGTATTCTCTGATCTATAACATTCCACACAACAAATGCCCAAAAGTGTTTGGCATCTTTTGTATATTTTTCGTCTAGTCTAAATCTTATTGGCTTATTATCTGCTGACCAGGCTTCCCAACCAATGATAGGTTTTGTCAAAATTCTGATTCTATTCTCGCCTTGTTGTAGTTTCATGTAGTTTTGGTTTGCATTTTTTGGTGCTTGGTAATCTTCCGGTAAAAAATTCATAATTTTGTGTCCTTGTGTTTGTTGCCCCTATGGCGTTTTAATATTTAACATTTTTGTTAGTTGCCCTGTTGGCGTTTTTTTTGTTTTTTGTAACTGGGTTACATCTATTTTTTCGACATGCGATATTGACTCAATATCGTGTCATGTTTTTTTTGACACAATTTTGTGTCATTTCCATGAATTATCTTTGATTTATGAATACTCCAACACCTAGTGCCATCATAAACAGAATCATTTGGCACAGGATTAACTCAATCATCTGATTCCGGCTCGTTTCGCTCTTTTGCATCGTACTCTAGGAGAAAATCAACCAGGTCATTTAACACTGCATAAGCATGTATCATTCTTAGTCCTTTAGACTGCCATAGTTTAGTAGCTCTTTTGCATCCTTCGATATAAGCTTCTGCTATACAATCGGCGTATTCTTGCAGCATTCTAGTGGCTTCATTTGCATATTCATCCATACACTTATATGCTAGTCTTTCAGCATCATATCGGTCAGCCATGTATTCAAAATGAGCATCTAACTGGTATTCCTGAAACAATTGTTTTGGTGTTTGAAATGCGGTCATATTTTCCTCCTTGACAAGTAAGGTGATTCTTGTTATATTCTTAAACTTAAACTATGACACATGTTACGTTTATTTTGCAACAAAAATAATAATAAAAGATGGAAATATATGAAACTTAGAGAATATTTGAAAAAAGAAAGATATACATCTTCGTATTTTGCTGAATTGCTTGGGGTATCAAAACAACACATGAGCAACTGGACTTCCGGTAAAGTATTACCCAGAAAACAAAACATGCTAAAAATTGAAGAATTAACTAAAGGCAAAGTCAAACCTAGTGATTGGTTCACGATATAAAATAAGAAGCTGCAACAATTAAGCAAGATACAATAACCGTGGCTATAACCCAGTTGCGTACTAGTTTATCGGAAAATATTTCTTTTAAAACATCTCTCATTTTAACCTCGTCTAAAATAAAGTTTTGAATGATTGTAGGAAAAAAGGCAAGAAGAAAGGGGGAAAATATGAGTGTTTATATTTCACATTGTGAAAAGTGTTTAAGAAAAATTGATATGATCCCGATTGCAGCTTCAAATTTATTCTTTAAACTTTGTATCGGTTCGGTAGAAATTGACACATACATCTATCAAGGTAAAAATGAAAAGATGGTTCGGTGCTTAAGTTTGCTAGAACGCCGGGGGTTTATACTGACTACAGAAGCATCAAATGATGAATTATTCGTAAAAGTATTAGGTCATGAAATTGACCAAGATGATGAAGGTGAAACACATTATTTTTGCATTTGCAAGGATAATTGCCTTTAAAAGAAAGCGAATTGAGAGTAATGTAAATGAAAAAAGCCCAACAATAATGTTGGGCCTTAGCCGGGAAGATGGATACAACATCTTTTATCCCAAAGAAAGACTCACTTAATAGGATTTGTCTTTACACGATCACTCTACCAGGAATGATCTTATACTGTAAAGACAAATCCTATTTTTTGCAACTTCTTTTAGATAAATATGTCATCCATCTTCCTATTAAAATTTAAAATAGTAGGAAATATCCATGGCAGATTTAGAATTACCATTCGTAGCTTTAATACCTTATAGCGTTCAAATTGATGATACAATCCCCGATGCTATTAAAATTTACTTTGGTCAGATAGTTGCACTTTCCAAAAGATTTGGCTACATCTTCGCTACAGATGAAGCCCTTGCCAAAATGAAAAATACATCCATAAAAAATATTGAAAGATGGCATAAATTATTAGAAGATGCCGGGCATATAAAACGTGAAACTTACAATGTGCATGAAAAAAATGATTCCGGAAAATGGCTTTGGAAAAAGAAAAGAAAAATATACATAAATGAGAGTTTCACTAGGAAAAAAGAGCCAAAAGAAGAAAATTCAAATAATGTTTGCGAACCCCTCAAAAATGAGGGTTCCATAGAACCCCTCAAAAATGAGGGTTCCATAGAACCCCTCAAAAATGAGGGTTATAACAAAACACTACTAAATAAGCATTTAGAACAACAACAGGCGTCCGCAAATTTGTTTGTTTGTTCTTTTGAAGATCAAAAGAAAATTCAACAGCTTTTGCAGCCCCATGGTTTCAAAGAAAAAGAAATAGTCAAACTCTATAGCGTGCCTTTGTCAGAAATAGAGAATGCTGTCAAAGCTTACGATCAATTCATTGAGTCTGAAAAGCCTGGGAATCCTATAGGATGGATTAAGTCTGCTATCAAAGGCAAATGGAAGCCCAATCCTGTCCGGCAAAATTCTGATAGGCAGAGGGAAATTTTACATGAAGAGCATGCTGAAATTCGTAAGAAAAACCGGAAATTTACCGAGGAAGTGATTAAAAAATACGAAGACAAGTTCAATGATAAGTTTAGTATTTCGGTAGATAATTCAACAGTGGTTGTAAAAAATGGTATTGGCTACACCCCTGTAAATTTGCTTGATAAAGATTTTAAAAAAATACTAGACTCATATGTTAAAAATAAATTGAAAGGACTATGATGTCAGATCAAAAAATAAAAATACCTCCAAATTCAAGAGATTCTGAAATGATGGTATTGGGCTGCATGCTTTCTAGCATTAATGCACTAAATATTGCAGCCGACAGGCTTGATGATTCAGACTTTTACTACAATGAGCATAAAACCATCTTTAAAGCTCTTAAGTCAGCATATCTTGCCGATAGACCTGCCGATATCCATTTAATAGCCGAAGAGCTTACAAGGCAGGAAACAATCAAATCTGTAGGGGGTGTTGCTTATCTCATGACACTTGCTCAATATGCCGGAACTTCTGCCTATGTAGAAGAATATGTAAAAATCATAAGAGATAAGTGTATCTTAAGGAAAATGGTAACAGCAGCTCACATTATTGAAAAAAAAGCATTAGATGATCCGGAAAATGTAGATGATGCCCTTGATGAAGCTCAATTTCTCATTCACAAAATATCTCAATCCTCCGGAAAAGATACCGGGATAATGCTTAATGAAATTTTATCCGGCATGAAATCAGAATCCGGGCTACCTATCTTAAAAGTTTTAGAAGAAAGGCAGAAAAAATACCAAAGTAGAAGCCCTAATGATTCCGGGATAACAGGCATATCGTCAGGTTTTATTGACCTGGATAAAATGATAAATGGCTTAAACAACTCAAATCTCATGATATTAGCAGCTCGCCCGGCAATGGGTAAAACAGCACTAGCTATCAACATAGCAGAGCATGTTTGCTTTAAATTAAACATGCCGGTAGGTATATTTTCTCTTGAAATGGAATCAGAGCAACTCATTCACAGAATTTTATGCTCTCAATCAGAGGTGTCATCCGAAAAAATAACAAACGGTAGCTTCTCTCCTTCGGAATATGAAAAAATAGCCTCCACAGTTTCTAATATCCAAACTAATAGCTTAGTTTTAGATGACCAAGGAGGATTGAAAATAACTGAACTTAGAGCAAAAGCTAGAAGAATGAAGGAAGCTTATGACATAAAGCTACTAGTTATTGACTATTTGCAACTCCTAACAGGTTCCGGAAACTTCAAAGCTAATGAAAATAGACAAGGGGAAATATCTGAAATATCCCGAATGCTAAAAAATCTAGCTAAAGAGCTGAAAATTCCTATACTATGCTTATCACAGTTATCAAGAAAAGTAGAGGAAAGAGCAGAAAAACGTCCTCTTATGAGTGACTTAAGAGAAAGCGGAAGTATAGAGCAAGATGCAGATATAGTCATGTTTCTATATCGCAGTGAATATTACAACTCAAACGATCATCCGGGACTTGCAGAATTGATAATATCAAAAAACAGACATGGTGCAACAGGTAATGTAAGGTTGATCTTTAGAAAAGAGATAACTCAATTTGTAAATTATACTCCAATTGAAGCACCAAAAGAAGATATTGCGACAGATTACGATGACAGGTATAGATAACCTAATTTTGTGGTACAAGATTAAGCCTTGTTTCTTGTACCATGAAAATACAAAAACTTAAAAAGCAGGTGTTATGAATAATTTAATTTTAGGAATAATCCTAGGTTGTATACCTTTTATCATAGCCTTTACTATGCTGCAAATTAGAGGTTACTTTAAATCATTTTTTGAATTCCAAAAGGTAGATGTAAATATAAACTGCAAAGGATGTTGGGTAGATATATCCGAAATACCTGTACCTAATGATTTAGAACAATATATTTTTACTGATGGGGAAATAGTAAAGTGTTATAGTTCAATAAGATATAATAAATTTGGTCAAGTTATTTTTCATTATGATGATAAAGTTGCTACTCATTGGATGGCAATGCCTAACCCTCCGAGGAAATATAATGAAAAAGGATAAACTCATTTTAAGCCTCACTGTTGAAGAAATAACAGATGGATATCAATTTACCTTACATAAAGACAAAAAGATCAGCACAATCAAAGTAAATGGCATTGGTGCAGGTTTTAACAAGATCATGGAAATACTAAATGCAAAAGGTGACCAAAATGTTGGGGATTATGTAGATGGATGAAGAAATTGAAAAAATTACACCCCCATACACACCAGAATTTATTAGAAAAATTCAATTAGATTATTTAGAGTCTTTAGGTCTAGATGTTTCAAGTTTAAGAGATGAGGGTAAAGATGAATGAAGATTATAAATGCGAGTTATGTGAAACAGATTTGATTCTATGCCCCTCTGATTCCCCATTATCCGATGACTATTGGATTTGCCCGGAATGCAATACGATTTTCGACTAGTAAGTAATACTTACCTGTTGCTATATGTTATAGTATGAAATTTAAGCTACCGATAAAGACAGTAAATGAAGCCAACAGCCGGGAACATTGGCACAAAAAAGCCACACGCCACACTCGTCAAAAAGAGGCTACCCAGTTTATTTTGGCTAACAAGGTGGATGAAACATGTTTACCTTGTACGATTATCCTCACGAGAATAGCACCAAGAAAGCTAGATCAATGGGATAATTTACCTATGAGCTTCAAATGGATATTAGACTCGCTAAGCGAGCTTTTAGTACCAGGAAAGGCAACAGGGCAAGCTGATTCAGATAATCGCATACAAGTCAAATATGAGCAGAAAAAGGGCGATGTAGGTGAATATGCAATCGAGATTGAGATTATTTAGGATCAAGTTCAGAATAAGTAAAACCAGAATCGCCTTTCCCAGCTATAACATTTTCTATTTCTACAGCATTTCTAGCTACTCTCTTTAAGAAAATTTTATAAAAAGGATCTAAATCACCAATGAAAACAACGGTTTCTGTCATTCTTGCTAATCTGCAATTATCAATCATATAATTTGCTAAAACTCGTAATAAATCTTCATAGGATGCGTTTTCTCTCAAATATTTTATTAAAATTTCAATAGCTTCTTTATTTTCCATTTTTCTTATCCAATTTTTCAATTATATTTTCTAATATTTTAATAGTGCTTTTAACTTCTTTGTTTCTTCCACATATAAAACCGAAGTAAAAAACAGAAGTATAGAATGCTATTTGAACAATTATGTATAAGTATTGCATTTCAATCATTTGGTATAATCCCCCTGCACAGTCCACGCTCAATTACTGCAAGTCTCTCCTCAAGCTCTAACATTTTACGTTGTAACTCACCATTTCTAGCAAATAAGGCACGTCTAACCTTGCTAGTAGAATATTTAATACCATCAACTTCACGTATCAGCATTTCTGTTTCACTTTCTTGCGGAGTCAAAAAGAAATCGTATTGCACTTCATGTTTTATAGTTTTAACAAGGCTTGGTTCAAGGCTATTAAAAAATTTCTCTTGGATTGTATAGGCACTCATATTTTATGCCATCCAAATTTAGGTTTTTCATTCAGGACAAAAAGGTGTCTCATGTTAGCTACATTTATGAGTAAATCTTCTGGAGGGTAACATTCAACTACCCATTGATTTTCATAACCTAGGCTGTTTTTTATGCTATATAGCTGATCCCAGGTAATCCCATCTTTCCACAGTGGTCCACCATCTCTGTTGAATCCAATTTGTTTTGTTCTATTTATAGAAAGCCTGGTGTAACCTGTGTTGTCTTCATAAACCTGCACTAAAAAATCACGGTTTTTAAAAGCTTTAACCAACGTTGATCTTGTAGAAATAACAAGTTGTATCCATTTTTCTTTTGGTATCTCTTCAAACTTCATATGTAAACTTTAATATTTATTTTTAAGGCTAAAAGATTTAATTGTAAGAGATAATATATCAAAATGAGGACAATATATGCGAGTGATATTTATAGAAATAATTGTGTTTTCAGCCTTGGCTTTAATCCTCAATTCATGCACTCTCACATGGCTACTCTAACGAAAACTTAAAAAAGAGGATAACATTGATACCTATCATAATTATTACAGCACCAAACAATTTGATTAAAAAGAGAATTGACTATCAACGCACTGAAAAGCAAGTAAGAGAATCTTTAGTCACCAAGGTTTTTGAGATTTATTTCATGCAAAGAGAGAGAGATAGAGACTTGGATTCAACTCTAAGAGTAACCCGGATTATTTACACAGCAAAAAGACTATAAATAAATCGGGGACGTAGCACGATTGCTACGCCCTCGGTATAAACATAAAACATGCTTATATTCTATAAATCGTCAAGGGGGATATTAGCATATAGGAGATTTTTTGTGTTATTTATTTAACCTACCTAGAAAAAAACCAACAACAAAGCCTAAGATTGAAATAATACCTGACGTAATCATTTTTTTGGTTCCCATTTTTTAATAAAATAT